CTTCGGCCAGGCGCGAACGGAGCTCGCCGAGCACGCCGCCCTGGAAGTTCTCGCCCACGCCGCGTGCCTGGAGCTTCGCGATCTCCTCGCGCAAACCCTTGATCGAGTCCGAGGTCAGCCGCGACTGCTTCTCCAGCTGATCGGCCGGCTCGGTGCCGCCGAGCACCACCTCGTAGAGCGCCATGAACGACCCGCGCAGGATGCCGAAGTCGCGCGCGTTCTTCAGCGCGCGATCGGAGAGGTCGTTCAGGGTCGGCAGCACCTCCTTGGCCAGCTGCAGCGCGAGGCCCTGCCCGGTCTTCGAGAGCCGGGTCATGTTGTCGTTGAACGCCTCCGCCGACTTGGCCGTCTCGGAGTCGATGACGACACCCAGGCGCCGCGCCTCCTCGGTGAGCTGCGCCAGGCCGGCGCTGCCAGAGTTCAGCAGCGGGATCAGGTCGGTGCCGGCCTTGCCGAAGAGCTGCACCGCGAGCGCGGCCTTCTTCGGCCCATCGGGCAGCTTGGCGAACTGGTCAGCGACCTCCGCCAGCACGGCGTCGGTGTCCTTGAACTGGCCGTTCGCTTGCCGAACCGTGATGCCGAGCTGCTGGAAGGCCGGGTCGTTGCCGACCACGCTCTTGTTCAGCTCGCGCAGCGCCGTGTTCAGGCCCGCGGCTTCCACGCCAGAGAGCTCGGCGGCGTACGCCAGCGCGGTGTAGCTCTCGACCGTCACGCCGGCCGCCTGGGCGGCCTTGCCGGCGGCGTCCGCAGCTTCGATCTGGCGTTGCACCGCGTAGGCGGTCGCGAGGCCCACCGCCGAGAGAGCGATGCCGATCTTCTTCCCCGCGTCCTCCGCCTCTTTGCGGAGCTCCTTCAGCGCCTTCTGGCCGCGCTTGGTGTCCGTCTCGAACGAACCCGTGCGCATCAGCAGGTCGATGATGATCGAGCCGAGTGCCATCGGTTAGCTCTTTCTGGGTGGGGGACGGAGGCCGAACGTGCGCAGGATGCTGACGTCAGAGCCGGAGAAGTGCGCGAGCGCCGGGTCGGGCTCGAGGAACTCGATGAAGTCCGCGAAGCCCTGCTGGACGTTCGAGCGCGAGGAGGCGGCGATCAGCGCCGCCGGCCGGTGGTAGCGGTGCCGGTCGTCGAACGGGAAGAGGCGGTAGTACTCGCGCCAGCGGCGGAACTCCACCGGCGACATGGCGGCCTTCAGCTCGGCGACCGTGCGGCCGCCCAGCGCCAGCGCCAGCGTGTGCCAGAAGAAGATCTCGCCCCTGGCGCCTAGGCTTTTCCCGCCTCGTCCTCCACGCGGTCGGCACCGGCCGCGGTGTAGGAGTTGACCTCGAGGAGCGCGGAGAACATGCGCCGGAAGACCGAGCGCTTGAGCCGGAGCACGTCCTCCAGCTTGAGCGCCGGCTTCCCGGCCTCGTCGCACAGGCCCTCGGCGAGGAGACGCGCCGCGGCCAGCGAGGCGACCTCCTCGTCGTGCGAGTGCGACTGCATCGCGAAGCGCTCCCAGGCCTGCACGCCGAGGTGCCGGAAGAAGAGCGTGTGCTTGGTCTTGTCGGCGAGCTCGATCTGGCGCGACTCGACCGTGCTGGGGATGAAGAGAGACGGATCGATCATGGTGGGTCAGCGGGCTGGAGAGCGGGAGGTCAGACCGGGATCGGGCCGAGCCAGTGCGGCACCACCGGACCCGAGCGCTGGATCACGAGCGTGCCGCGCACGATCTCGTTGGTCGCGATGTCGATGGTCACGTCGGCCACGTAGCCCTGAAACTCGATGGAGGTCCGGTTCGCCGGCGGCACGAAGGCTTGCGCGTCGTCGACGGTCGGCGCGGCGGTGCCATCGCTCAGGCCGATGAGCCACTTCAGCACCGAGCCGTCGTCCTTCAGGTCGAACAGCAGCTGGTGCGAGCGGTTCGAGGGGATGAAGTTGAACGGGACGGTCACCTGGCCCGGGTTGCCCAGGCCGCGCTTGTAGGTGCGGTCGGTGGTGTTGTCCAGGCAGGTGTCGTCCAGCTGATCGGCGGCGCCGCCCAGGCCCTGGATGCCGGTGGGGCACGCGAGCTTGACCAGGTCGGTGTCCGAGGTCAGGACGTTGTCGATCAGGAACAGCTCGCTGCCCTGGGTCTTGAGAGTTCCGGTCGTCATGGCATTGCCTTTCGGTCGAGAGAAGCCCCAGCGGGCTATGGTTGGGAAAGCAGGAGCGGCGCGTCAGCGCGCCACCCAGAAGTCGAACTGCAGCGCGAGGCGATAGAGCTTCGTCTCGGCCTCGCGCTCGGAGAGCAGCACGCCGGTCATGTGCGCGTGCGGCTCGAGCGCGTCGCGCACCGCGGTGGCCAGCACGCGGACGTCGGCCTCCTTGACGGCCCAGCAGTCCAGCTGCACCGGCATGCGGTCGTGCGTCGGGAGGTCGCTGAGGCTGTTCTCCGGCACGCCGGTGATCAGGGTCCAGACCACGTACGGCTTGGTCGTGTCCTGCGGCGCGGTACCGGCGCCGAAGACCCGCGTCGGCGAGTCGCCCAGCAGCGCGCGCACCGCTGCGTTTTCGTGCAGCAGTCGGTAGACAGGAGGCAGCATCAGCGGAGCCCTTTGGAGCGGGAGAGCTTGCGCACGGCCAGCTCCACCTCGCGGATCAGTTCGCGCTCGACGACGGCGATCGCATCGGTGGCCTTGGCCTCGAACGCCGGCCGGAGCCAGGGTTCGGCCTGCTGCTTGCTCGAGCCGTACTCCAGGAGGTTGGCGGTCTGGAGCGTGGTCACGCGCTTGCCGGCGCGGTCCTTCTTGCCGAGCTTGCTGCCGTCGTAGGCCACGCGCCGCACGCGCACCAGCTGGCGCTCGCCCTTGCCGGAGCTCGGCGCCTTGCCGCGCGTGACGACGAGGTTCTTCAGCAGCAGGCCTGTGCTGTAGCGCTTGCCGTCCTCGGTGGCGTTCGAGGTAGACACCCGCAGGTTCGCCTGCGCCTGCTTCAGGATCAGCACCGCGCCCTTGCGCAGAGCGCGCCGGGCCACGCCGCCGTTCTTGGACACCACCTCGGCCGGCAGCGCCTCGAGCGCCTTCAGCACGCCGTCCAGGCCGGTCAGCTTCAGTTCCACGCGCATGGTCAGCCCTGGTTCACGCCCACCTCGCACATCAGCGTGAGGTGCTTTCGGAGCGATGGGTCGGGCAGAACGGCCCGGATGTTGTAGACCCCGGTCGCGTGCACCACGCGCATGGAGGCCGTCACGCCGGAGCGCCAGCGGATGGTGATGCGCGTGGTCACGCCGGCGTTCTCCTTCTGCGCCGCGATGAACTCGCGGCCGGAGAGCGGCACGATCTCGGCCGGGATCATCGGCTCGGCCAGCGCGCGGATGGACACCCACTGCTCGCTGACCTCGCCGGAGACGCTGTCCTGCGCGACCGAGAGCGCCTCGATGTCGACCCGGTGCCGTAGGCGTTGCGAGAGCATCAGACCCCCAGGTTCCCGCGGTACGGGAAGAGCTTCGTCTCGGCGGCCGCGCGGAGCTTGGCCATCTCGTCAGCGTCCTTGGCCTCGTACATGGCCTGCACCAGCAGGTAGATCCCGCTGCGCACGGCCGGCGCAAGATCGGCCGCGTCGGAGGCCGGCTCGGGATCGTTCGAGTCGAAGTCGCGAGCGTTCGGCGCGGAGGCGCGCGGCAGCGCGTCGAGGTCGAGGAACTGCAGCGCCTCGTCCTCCGCCTGCTCGATGAGATCCTCGAGCTTGGCGTCGTCGTCGTCGTGCGTGACGTCGAGGTAGAGCTTGACCTGCTCCAGCGATACGTGTGCCATCAGGCCGTCTCCATCACGCGGCGCAGCGCGCCGTGCCAGGCGGCCGCGCCCGGCGCGTTGCGGTAGTGCGGGAAGTAGGGGATGCCGGCGGTCCAGTGCAGGATCTTGGCGCCCTCCACCGGGTGGCCCTCGTCGACAAGTCGGTTCCACTCGTCGGGCAGCTCGCCGATCAGCTCCGGCGCGAGCCACTCGAGGCCGAGCAGCCATCGCGGACTCTTCGCGCACGCGGAGAGCACCTCCGGCGTGTGCGAGCGCCAGGCGCGCGCCGCGCAGTTGATGAGCATCACGCTCGCCCAGTTCTTGCGCGGGTAGTCGACGTTCGGGCACTCCATATCGGTGCCGACGTACTTGATGCGGTGCTTGGTCGCGTACGTGGGGTGCTTGACCACCTGCACCGCGAACTGCGGGTCGAAGAGCTGGCGCAGCTCCTGGAGGTCCGCCTGCAGGAGCATGTCGGCGCCGTCGACGAAGATCGCCACGCCCTGCCAGCCCATCAGCCAGGGGACCAGGAACCGGCTGAAGGTGAACGCGTTCGAGCCTTCCGGGAGCCCGCGCGAGTCGAGCGCGGTGATCGCGACCGGCGCGCGCGTGTGGCGCAGCACGCTGTCGACGAAGACATGGTGCCCGATCGCCTCGCGGTCGTCGTAGCCGCAGAAGAGGTGGATCACTTGAACGCCTCCATGTGCATGTCGCGCCAGCGCCGGCGGCCGTGGTACTGCAGAGGCCCGGTGCGCACCTTGCGGAAGCCAGCCTCGCCGAGAGCGCGCTTCAGCTCCTCCTCGGTCCAGCACCAGCGGTGCATCATCAGTTCGTCACGCGACTCGGGGTCGCCGAACAGGCCGCTCACCCCGTCATAGCCGTCCATGCCGTCGAGCACGGCCGTGCAGCACCGGCGGAGCTCGGGCAGTTCGAGCACCAGCTTGGCGCCGGGCTTCAGCACGCGCCTCCACTCGGCCAGCGCCGGCACCGCGTCCCAGCGGTTCAGGTGCTCGAGCACGTGGATGGCCATCGCCTCGTCGGCGTAGTCGTCCGGGAGCGGGATCTTGCGCACGTCGCACTGCACCTCGTGGTGCTCCTCGAGGCCGACCGAGATCCAGCCCTCCTCGCGTTTGCCGCCGGCGCCGATGTTCAGGCGGACAGGCGATGCAGCAGGTACGTCCATGCTTCGGAGGCCTCTTCTGGTTTCCATTGCCACCAGGCCAGGCTGCGGAGGAAGGCGAGCCGTTCCTCCGGGCTGGGCCGGCGAGGGCTGCTGATGTCCGCGCCGTAGAGCGCGGAGGCGGCGCCGTCCAAGCACACCACCGGGATGCCGGCGATGCACGCGTCGACGGCGACGTTCGAGTGCCGGCAGACCACCAGCGAGGCGCCGCGGAGCGCGTCGGCGATATTGTCCTGCAGCAGCGGCGGCACCGGGAGCCGCGGGTCGGATCGACGCTTCGGACGGAAGAGGATGCGCCGATCGCGGTAGGCCATGCGCACTTCGCGCAGGGTCGACGCCTCCCACGCCAGCGGAGCCGAGCCCTGTGCGCGCGTGGACTTCCGGCCCTGGCCGACGATGATGATCGGGCCGTCCGGGTTGAAGTCGTCGCGCAGCGCGATGCCCTCGCGGTCCCAGCGATCAGCAGGCTCAGGCCGGAGCCACTGCGGCGGATGGTCAGCGTCGATGGTGACGCGCATCCGGCAGGTGCCGTCCTCCTTGTGCTTCCAGTAGCCGAGATCCCAGGCAATCCAGTGCCGCCCGGAGCGAGCGTGCGCCTGGAGCCACGGCCGCCGCACCGGGTGGCCGGAGCCGTAGACCATCAGCAGGTCACAGTCGCCGACGTACTCCTCGCGCACGCGCACCTCGATCGGCGCGCGCTTGATCATCGCCCGAAGCATCTTGTCGCCGCGCGCCGCCATCTCCGGGTCGGTCAGGATCTCGCAGCGCATAGCACCTCGCGAACTTGAGCGGCGGCCTGCTCGAGCGAGAGCGCGGCGCGACGGAAGCGCCGCGAGATCTCCAGCCGCGTGTCCTGCGCCAGCAGCCAATCCAGAGCGCGCTCCAGGTCGGCCGGCGACTCGGCCCAATGCTCGGCGCCGGTGGCGGTCTCCAGGTAGCCGCACTCCGGCGAGCCGATGAACGGCGTGCCGGTCGCGTGCGCGTTGGCGAGCTTCACGTTCGACTTCCAGCTGCGCGTCACGTAGCCGCCGCGGTCGGGCCCGCGCAGCGCCAGCACCACGTCGAGCTGGGCCAGAGACGGAGGGTTCAGCACGAACTGCATGCCACGCTCGCGACAGATGCGCTCGATCGCTGGGATCCAGGGGCCGATGTAGGCCTCCGCGCCCTCGTAGCCGAT